TCCCTTTGATAAATCTACCTTTTTCAAATCATATTTTAAATTTAATTCTTCTAATAAAATTAAAATTTTCTGAGTACACATTGAATGAGGATCTCCATAAACTTCTAATTGAACCATAACTTTTATGTTAATTTATATATACAGATTAATAATTTGTTTCTAACGTACCAATATCTAAAAAATCCAAATTTAATCTAATAGTATCCTCTAATATATCATTTTTATATTCTTTTACAACTAAATTTTTTTCATTTTCCTCCGATAGAATATCCCTTACAGATACATTCAATATTCCATCCACATTAATTGTAAACGTCACCGCTATACGCATATTACCCCTATCTATTCTATTACAATTTAGTTTTAACTCTTCTAAAAATATATTATCTTTTACATATTGATTATCACCTTGATATATTTGTACTATTAATGTATCATTAGATTCACTATTAGTAAATATTTGGGACCTACTAACTGGAATAGGTGTATTTTTAGATATTATTATCGACATTCGGTTGTCATCAGTCTTTATTCCCAAACTCATTGGTGTAATATCCATTAAAACCAAATCTTGATCATCTGACTTTTTAATATCACTTAACAAAAATCCTTGAATACCCGCACCAATACCCACTATAGTATCACCTTTAATTTTATTATTTATCTTTATATTTTCTCTAAATATTTCTTTACATATATCTACAAATATCGGTGCTCTCGTTGTACCTCCTACCAAAATAATTTCATCTATAGTTTTATTTTCAGTAACTTTTATTATATCCCTTTTTATTTTGTCAAAGAAATTTTTATTTATATAATAAAATTTTGAACGTGATATTACCATTGAAAAATCTTGACTATCCACAACATTTTCTACAAATAATATGTCCCTTTCATTAAAACTTAATCGCTTTTTAACATTATCGCATAATTTCCATATTTTAGATGTTTTTAGTTTATTTGGATACTTTTCATATTTTTTATAGATTTCATCTAATACGTAATTATATAAATTATCTGTTAAATCGTTACCACCCAAATCGTTGTCACCATAACTACTAAGTACTTCAAATAGGTTGTCCTCAAAATCTGCATTAATAATACTATAATCCGTCGTTCCACCTCCACAATCTACTACTAATATATTACGTGTTTCTAAACATTTATTTAAACTTTGCCAACAATATGCCAATATAGCAGACGTTGGTTCATTTATTATACGAATTACATTTAAATTTGCTAACTCACAACACGTTTTTAGTCGGTTTCTTTGTATATTTGAAAAATAAACAGGAACAGTTATAACAATATCTTCAACAATTTCATTAGTAAAATTCTCTGATATATTTTTTAAATAATTTAAATACAAAACCACAATTTCATTAATTGTAAACTTCTTTAAACTATTATTATACATTATTTCTATCTCAGTTTCTTCTATATCAGTTACATCTGACAGTGACCCTATATACCCCTTTATATTTTTAATTACTGTCACATCTTTACTTAAACTTAAATCATACGCCGAATTACCATATAATATTTCATCTGAATATTTATTAAATGCTATACACGTAGGATATATCTCATTACCATATTCATTTGTAATTACTTTTACATTTTTACCATCAAAATATGAACAACAACTATTTGATGTCCCAAAATCTATACCTAATATCATATATGTCTTAAATTATTTATATTTAAATTCATTAAATATAAATACAATTATATTCATTTTAATTGATCCTCTATTTTTCGTTTAATTAAATTTTTTTCTAAATAAAACAAATAAAATTTATGAAAATTACATTTTTTAGGACATTTTATCGCTTTTGTTTTTACAAAATCTTGAGCTACATAATTTAAACCCATTAATTCATTAAATATTAGTAAATCTATATTCGCTCTTGTAAAATCAACATCTAATGTTGATATAAATTCAACTATATTATCTCTATTAAAATTATACTGATATGGTTTTCTTGATGGTGATACAAAATCCGGATATTTTTTACATAACATATTAGCTATATTTTGACATACTAATTTCTTAATTACACTACCTTCTTCTAAATATACAGATGGTACACAAACACTTTTATTTAAATTTAAAAAATCATTAATAATTTCACTTTCTTTATCTGTTTTTCTAACTTGTAATAAAAAAACCATATTATTATTAGTTTTCTGTCCAGCTAAAAATCTATGAATTCCATCATATATATACAACTTATTATCCTTTTCCCATCCATATATTACACCAGGTATTATTTTCAAATTATTATCTATATAATATTGAAATATTTGTAATGTTCGTATCTCATCTGGTGGTCTATTCTTTTCCCAGTTCACAAAAATTTCATTATTAATTTCATGTAATTTACATTTATATAAAGTAATTTCCTTATCACATTCTACAATTTCTCCATAATTATCAATTGTTTTAGTTTCTATAAATTTAGTTTCTATAGATTTAGTTTCTATAGATTTAGTTTCTATATTTTCACATTTAGCTTCTAAATTTTCAGATTTATTTTTTGTTTTTTTTAAAAACTTTAACATATTATTCATATAAAATCTATAATATTATTTTTTAAATTCAATTTTATTAAATAAATGAATTATTTTTAAACTTAACTTTAAATTTAAAAATATAATGAATTATTACGATGAATACAGCGAATACTACAAATACGAAGACATTATTAAACCAAAAATTAATAAAAGTAAAGGGAAAAAAGTTTCTTGTTATAGTTCAAAACATGTTAGAATTCAACAATCTAAAAAATTAAAACGCTAATTTATAGTATTAATCGTTCTTCAAGATATTTATAATAATATCCATTATACATAGTATTTGTTATTATCGCTTTAGATAATGATTTATCACCTATTCCACATTCTGTTTTACAGTTATATTTTGATGTAAATTCTTGTAATAAATTATTGTCTTTATCAAATTGTCCAACACCATTTTTATACAATATAAAATCAGTTTTACCAATCTTTGCAAGAAATAATCTTTGTAATTCTTTATCACAATTTTCATATAAAACGTAGTAGTAGTCTCCAACTGGTTTTCCACTTTTTACATAATCATCTAAATATGCAAACACTATTATAATTATTTAAATGTATCTATATTTAACATAATTTCTTCTTTACCAGAACCGCCCCAACTTGATTTTTCCTTTGGGAGAAGTGAAGTTTTGTAATCTTCATCTTTAGTAAAATTATTTTCAAGTGTTCTTTTCGCATTATTAATTTTTATTTAATATTCATTAACAATCTGAATTTCGCTTTCATTTAATCCTAAAAAATCTTGTTGTAAATAATTTTTAATATTTATATCATAATCATAATCATAATTAGCTAATCGTAATATATCTATATATTCTTGTTTTAAAATTTTACCAATAGTAGATAATTCTCCGTTAATAGAATGATCTTTAAATAAATCATTATTTATTTTAATTAAATTATTTAAATGTTTTTTAGCTAATTCAAATTTACATTTAGTAGATATTTTTTTACTAGAAGTAGTTTTCCAATAATATTTATTTTTTATTTCAACACACCATCTATCTCCATGATTACCATTTTCTTTTATATACCAAATAAATGTAGGTATATCTTCTGGATTAATATTACAATTTAACGGTAAATTTACATTTCTTTTCTTTTTAGATTGATTTTTATTTTGATCACTTTGAGTAACAAGTCTTAAATTAGATATTCTATTATCTGTTTTAATTCTATTTATATGATCTACATATAAATTACCATCGAATGTATAATTCATTATTTCATTATGTAAATAAAATTTCTTACCACATATATAACCACAATTATTCAAATAATAATTTACATTACGTAAGTTAGATATCATTTCATTATCTATCACAAATATTTCATTTTTATTTGTTTTAGCTACTATATACTCTTTATTTTTGTAATTAACAATAGTGTAATTATTTTTCATTTTATGATATTAAAAATAATTATATTTCAATTTATTGTTATAAATGTTTAAATTTAATTGCTATAAGCACGTTTATACCCCATCTTTCGATGTATTTTATTAGGGACTAGACTATATCTTAAGAAAGTAATATTACTTTCCCACTAACATTTAGTCGTTGAACCTTCATCCTCAAATAACATTTAGTTATTTGGTAGGATGCTTGGATGCGGATTATCCAATCTTTTACATTTTTACCATTGGGATCGACAATTAATCGAGTTCCTCTTAAATGTTTCCATATAAGAGTGGTAGCAAAAGCTATAAGGAGTTTCCCGCAATTTGAAAGTGTCGCAAAAAATAGTTCTTTAATTAAAAGATATTTTTTACTAGCAAATTTCTTTTCAAAATTTACTTTTTGGCCCATTTTATTTAGGCCGCCCATACCTGCCATAACACGTAGAACGTTATAGTTAACAGCGTATACATGTAGACTTCCAGCAGCTGATAAAGTAAGCTGGAGAGTGGCATTGTCAATTCGGGACATATTAACCGTCCCGCTTGGTTGATGAGCTTCTGGATTTAAAGCAAATGAATACACGTAAATTCCAACGGATGGAATACGAGTATGATGCTGATAAGGCTGTCGTTCTAATTACTATTTGTAATTAGGTTGGTACAAAAGACCAACATACCCCATCTTTCGATGTATTTAATTCCTGTATAAAACAGGGAGGGACTAGACTATATCTTAAGAAATTTATTTAATAAATTCCCCACTACCATTTAGTCGTTGAACGATTATCATATTGTAATATTATTTAAATATTCTAAATTCATTTATTAATAATATACAACTTAGATTTTCGCTGCGGATTATCCATTAACATATCTTAAGAATTTTTACTATACCCAAGTATTTTATTCTTGGCCAAATTTATATTTCTATAAAATTTTTAGTATCTTAAGCTTTAGGACCTCCCCGCATTTTGATAGTGTCGCAAATAATTAGAAAAATGATAAAAACAAATGGGTGGTATTATTATTTCTAATTATTTACTAGCATTGAGACTTTTCTGAATTAACAATTCAGCTCAATACTATTTCTCGCATAATTTACGAGATTAAAGTATGATCCTGGACGAGTAGAGAATCTATCTTGTCCATTAAGTTGGAGTTTAGCTTCAGTAACGGTATCAGCATCACTATCAGAAAAATCAGATGGTTGATTTCCTCCAAGATGATGAACCCATACAAGTTCCTTACAAGGATGGTTAAGAGCAAGTTTGCTCTTATAAGCTCCAGCACCGCTTACAGTTTCAGCTCCAGTAAACTGCAATTGTTCAATTAAATATTCCGATTATACCCCATCTTTCGATGTATTTAATTAAATTAACTAAATAAGTTAATTTGAGGGACTAGACTATATCTTAAGGAAAATCTTTATTTTCCCCACTTCCATTTAGTCGTTGAACCTTCTCCTTTATTAAATTTAAATAATTAATAGCTAATATATATTTATTATTTTATTTTTTTAAATTCCTTTAAGGAGATTGGCTGCGGATTATCCAATTCTCAAAATTATTACCATCGGGTTCGATTATTAATCGAGATCTCCTTTTATATCACTATAAAAGGATGGTATTTGAGACTCTAAGGACGTTCCCGCAATTTGAAAATGTCGCAAATGTTAATGTTTAAGATAAAAACTAGGTGGTGGTCTTGTTTAAACATTAACACTTACTAGCAAACACATTTGATGTTTACTTTTTAACACGTTATTTTCATGTTGAACCTGCGCGAATTGACGACGTTCATCTGTATCAAGATAAATGTAATCAACATACAAAGAAGCACCTAAAACTGGTGTGTTGGAAATAGTTCCATTTGTCACGGTAGCAAGAGTGGCAAACTGGAGATTGAATTTCACTTCGTGATATTGAAGTGCAATTAAAGGCACGTACCTGTCATAGAGACAGGGTTGGAACTTAAGTTCCAACCTACCCTACCTTTCGGTATATTTAATTGGTATTAAAATACCAAGGGACTAGACTATATCTTAAGAAAATCAGTATGATTTTCCCAAATCCATTTAGTCGTTGAACCTTTTGCATGTGAATTATGTATTAATTCATTTAGCACTTGGCTGCGGATTGTCCATTATTATCCGTGAGATTTTTACCATACCTAAGTTTTTCTCTTAGCCAATTTAAACTTTCATTTAAATCTTGGTACTCACTTGAATCTAATTTATTAAATTGTATAAATCTATGAACACTTATAAAAACATTAAAATATTCATATAGAAGAATTTTATTACCTTTACTTGAATTTTCTTTATGAGGTTGTAAATTTTTCCAATTAAATACAATACTTTGTTCTTCTATCTTAGTAGTATTGAATAAAGATATGGGTAAAACATGATCTAAGGACCATACTCTCCCATAATTATCCCAATTCATATCTTCTGTAAATTGAAATTCTATCCATTTTTTTAAGAACATTATATCACATCCTAAATATTTTAAACTTGATTTATTTTTATATTTCCTAGTTAATACTTTCCATATACGATGTCTATGTATTTTCATAATTCTATATTGAATATCATTTTTACAACGTTCTCTTCTTTTTTCATTGTAAACATTTTTATAATAATTATTCATTATAAGTGTTCTACATTCTTTACAAATAGTTCTATATCCAGTTTTAGAATCATTTCTTTTTGGAAATTCATTTAATTGTTTTGATGTATTACAATTTTTACAAATAATATTATTATTTTGAACTGGATTTTCTCTTTTACTTAAAATACCTGTCTTTCTTTTTTGTTTATATATTTTCACATATTCAATTCTACATTTTTTACAAGTATTTCTATATTTTTGTGTATCAGAACGTAATTCAAATTCATTATTCAATTTTTCTTCTTTACAAGTTATACATTTCATAATATATATTATATTTTTAAATTAGATTCAATTTTTACGGCTTTAGGAGTTTCCCGCAATTTGAATTTGTCGCAGTAATTTATTTATGATAAAAACTTGGGTGGTGGTGTATTTAAATAAATTACTACTAGCAAAGTTTTTTAAACTTTACTTTTTTGCCCTATCTTTTAGGCAAGCCCTGGATTTCTACAGAACCAAAATTGTAAAGGAACATACAAAGTAGTAGCATCAATAGATGCTCCAGCAGTAGTACGTTCTGTATCATTACCGATCATAGAATTATACCCAGCTTCCTTTTCAGCAGTCTGAGTTAATTCGTTCCAGATTTGGAGCCAAGTACCATAATGTTGGTCAATAGTCTGACCTCCGATTTCAATGGTAACATTGTCAATCAAATGATGTCCAACATGATCAACCCATTCAGCATTAGTTCCAGTTAATCCTGGTAGATCTACTTGAAGATAAACTTTGTGGATTAAATCACCGTTTCTTGAAACAGTGCAAGAAACTTTACGTCCAAAATCTCGCTAATACCCCATCTTTCGATGTATTTAAATTTACAAATGTAAATTAGGGGCTAGACTATATCTTAAAAAAAATGTACAATATACATTTTCTCCACCATTATTTAGTCGTTGAACCTTTACCCACGAATTATTCGTTAGGGTAATTGGCTGCGGATTGTCCATTGTAATATCTTTGAGATTTTTACCATACCCAAGTTTTTCTCTTGGCCAAATTTATATTACTATAAATTCTTGGTACTCATATATAAGGATTTTTATTTAAATCATATACTAACCATACTTTATCTAATTTTTTTAAATTATCTTTTTTAGTCAATGGTTGTAAATTCTTATAATGAAAACATATTTTTCTATGTTTTTCATTTCTAAGATCAAACCAACAACATGGTATTATATGATCTATTTCAAAATTTTTATTCTTCCAAGTCATATCATTATAAAATTTTTTTTCTATATATTCAACAAACACTGGTATTGTACAACCTAGTAATTCTAATGCGCGTTCTTCTTTTTTTATAGATTTAGATTTTAATAATTTTCGTAATCTACTACGTAATCTTTCCTTAATAATATACTGAGGATTTATTAATCGTTGTTCTTTACGATACTTACGTCTATTTTCAGCTACTTTATCTTTATTTTCTATTCTATATGTTTTTTGATATAAACTTGCACGTTCAATATATTTTTCTTTATTTCTTTGATATTCTTGTTTTTTTATATTTTTTCTACAAAAATTACACTTTTTATCATAATAATTTCTACTTGGATAAAATAAAAATTCTGTTTTATATTTTTCACTATTACATATTTTACAAATAATTAATTCCATAATTATAATTTTTATATATAATAATATTCCTTATATTTAAATTAAGCTTTAGGATATCCCCGCAATTTAATGATGTCGCAAAGTAATAATTACTTCACTAGCAGCTGTGTATTTTATTGAGGAACACTAACACGATTATCTAAAGTATATCCTCTTAACTTTAGGTGGCTACTCTTATCAGCATGTATTTATACTGATCCGTTGAAAGTTTGTTCGATTGACTCGATTGCAATACAAGACTAACCACTATTTCTAGTAGATTTATATCATATAAATTGTCTTGTGGACTATACCTTAAGCAAATGTTTTATACATTTACCGACAAACTTCTAGTCTCTGAACCTCTCTCTAAATATTTTTTAGCTAATTTCACTTTTCCTATCAAAGGATTTTCTTTAACCATTTTATTAATATTTAAAAAACAATTATTTTTCAATCATTTTAGCTAATTTTAGAGCTTGGCTGCGGATCACCCATTTCAAACAAGTTTTTAATTTGTTTTCATATTACACGTTTTTACTATTGGAGTCGGGCATTAACCGAGTTCTTTTATTAGTTACCTAATAAAATGAGTAGTGTAATCTTTAGGGAGTTCCCGCAATTTGAATGTCTTGCAAAATAAATGAGATATGGATAAAAACAAGATGGTGATCTAACATATCTAATTTATTTTACTAGCAGCTAAGAACCTTTTCAGTGCTGCTCTTCTAACCCTGCGTTTGAGTTAGTATGACGTCTATAGACGACTTTACGATTGTACCCCACTTTTCAGTGTATTTAATATTTAATTCCTGTATAAAACAGGGAGGGACTAGACTATATCTTAAGCACTTTCGCACCCACTACTGTTTAGTCGTTGAACCTTTTACCCGTTATTTAGGGCACTTGGCTGCGGATTGTCGATCAGGAATTTTAATTCCAATCTTTTACGTTTTTACCATTGGATTCGGGCATTAACCGAGTTCCTCTTATTTGTTACCAAATAAGAGTGGTAGTAAAAGTTTAACAAGTTCCCCGCAATTTAATAGTGTTGCAAAAAGAAAATATCAAATATTTCTCTTTCCACTAGCAAACATTTTTGATGTTTACTTTTTTTCTCTAATTTTTAAAGAAAGTAATTTGAGGATTCGTTAATACCCCATCTTTCGATGTATTAAAATTTACAACTGTAAATTTGGGACTAGACTATATCTTAAGCAAATTCATACAGAATTCACCCACTAACATTTAGTCGTTGAACCTTCACCCACAAATAATATTTGGTAGGGTGCTTGGATGCTGATTGCCCAATCTAAAACATTTTTACCGAAAAATTAACAATCATAAAAATTGTTAATTCTCGTGGCTGACGCCACTACCCAAGTTTTTTTCTTGGCCAAATTTATATTACTATAAATTCTTGGTAGTTTTAGCTCTAAGGGTGTCCCAGCAATTTGAAAGTGTCGCAAATCTTAAAGATTCACTAGTAGTAAAAATTTAATCTACTACTTTTTCTGGCAATTTCTCACCAGTAAGGTAAATATCTTGCTTCTAAATAGTTTTAAAACTATTCATTAGCCCTAATATCTCTATTAGGAATAGAGTACACCTTAAGAATTTTCAGATATGGCTAGCATCATCATTAAATCCCAACTTCCGTCTACTCGTTGAACCTTCATCTCATATCTACCATTTAATAATACAAGATGCTTGGCTGCGGATTTTCTAATCTTTAACGTTTTTACTGAAAGATTAACAGTCATCTAGACTATTAACCTTCGTGGTTACACCACTGCCTCAGGTCATTATCCTTTGGTATTGTTAAGTATCACTACAAAACAAGTAGTAGTTAAAGCTCTAAAGAAGTTCCCGCATTTTGAAAGTTTCGCAAAAATAACAATTATTTTCACTAGCAAGACTGTTTATCTGATAAATTATATCAGCAGCTTACTTTTTGAGCCCAAAATATTTAAGCTCCATAAGCGACTAATTGCATGAGACCACCACCCATTTTTTGTTTGTTTTTATAATATACTAAAAGAAAAAAAATTTATGAAATTAACTTAATAAATTATATAAAAAATACACATAATTTTTATACTATAAATCAAACCATTATTATATAAAAAATTATAAAAAAAAATAAAATGTAACCATAATTAAATCTTCTTTTATCCGCGTTTCATCTAATTCTGTCTTTTTCTCAATTATCTCATTACGATCTAATTTCGGTGTTCTCTCAATTATCTCATTACGATCTAATTTCGGTGTTCTCTCAATTATCTCATTATAATTTATCTCATTATAATTTATTCTATATAAAAATATAATATCACTAGCATTACTAACATTTGACATATCATCATTTTTAACTAATCTTCTATTATTTACTTTACTCGTTAATAAAAAATTCTCTAATCCGTCTATACTATTACTAAAATCTTGTAAATTTTTTAAAAAATATACACACTTACTACTATTCGTTCTAGATATTTTATAATTACAATTTTTATTTCCAGAAAATATTTTCATAAATGTTATATTTAAAAAACCAAAATCACCACTTTCTATACACCTTTTAATATAATAAATCACGTGTATATAAAACAACTTGTTTTGATTATCTATATCATTTATATTACTAATACTTAAATCATTCATTGATAAATATTCTTGTATTTTCTTATTTATTTTACCATTAAATACATAATAACAATACCTATCTACAGATAATAACTTTAATATATGAAATATATCCAAATATTCACCTATATTCTCTAAAATTTCAATTGGATATTTTAATAAACTCATTAAAATACACATTTTTTTTTTTTAATTATTATAAACGTCTTTTTATAAAACTTTATTAAAAAATACTCCAACTTTATTTGTATTACTTGTAGATTCCCATGGATCCTCTTTATTTTCATTTAATACTATTAAATCATAACCATAAGATCTAACATATCGTTTTACATTTCTAAATTGCTCTTTTGACAATTCTGTTATTTTAACATCGCCATATAATATTCTTATACCATAAAATGTTATTAAATATAAAATTTCAAATACTATATATTTATCACTTTCATTATACGTTTCTTCATCTAATTGCAATTGAACTGTATTTTTTTCACCAGGTGGTTTCGAATAAATTGCCTGAGCTATTTCTATTAAATTATTATTATTATTATTATTATTATTATTATTATTCATAATATAATGTAATTTTTTGTTTTTAAATTTATTTTTTCAATAACCAATTTACAAACCCATTTTTCATACTCATTTTCATTATTAAAGAACTAGATTTATTCACCTTTTCCCAAGAACTTTCTTCTTTATCTTCATTTTTTTTTACTATAGTTTTTTTTACTATATGTTGTTTCATCCGTTCATTCAATTTATGCGTACTTTCTTTACAATTAATTATATCTTGTAATTCCTTATTTCTATCCACTATTTCATAATTAATCTTTTTATATATATATTTATTCACATCTTCTATACTATATCTATTCGTATAATCTACCTGTAACATATTCAATAATAATTCCTTAAAATCTTCACTTAAAGAACTTTTTCTCCTTATCTTTTTATCCATAACACCTTGTATATTTTTATATCTATAAAATTTTTCTAAATCATCTACTGTCTTAATATTCGAAAATGGCAATATATTAAATATTAATTCATATATACAAATACCATAACTCCATATATCTATCTTTTTATCATAAAAAAACGTAGATTGTAAATTACTATTCCCCTTATATATTGTTATATTTTCTAATTTATTCATATTTAATATTATTTCCGGAGCCATATAATATGGCGTCCCACATAACTTATAATACTTTTTAATCATCACATCATGTATATCATTATCACTTGTCAATGTTGTTAAATCATAACACGCAAATCCAAAATCTGATATTTTAAATACTATATCATTCTTTTTCTTGTCATTTATCATTAATACATTATGCAACTTAATATCTCTATGAATAATATTATTTTTATGCAAATATACCAATCCATCACTTGTCTGTTTTATAAATTCATATAAAAATTCATTAGACACACCATTAAACGAATTTTTATCACTACTATTATTTTTTTTTAAATATTCATAAACATCACCACCATTACAATACTCCATCCTTAAATAATATACACCTTTATTATAAGAATATCCATAAAACTTTATAATATTTTTATGATCTATATTTGATAATATTTCTATCTCACTCTCTATTAATTGCTTCAATCTATTAAAATAATAATCGTATTCTTTATTCTTAATTTCATATATACCAGTCGTTTCTTTATAAGGCGTAATATTTACACTCACCTTTTTATCTTTTATAACCTTTTTATACGTCTCTTTAAACTTATTTTCAGAATTTAACATATACTTATTAACTAATTCATTTATATTTATCTCCTTTACTATAAAAAACTCATCTTGCGATTCAGTGTCTGATGTAATCAACGGTACCTCATTTGTACACAAAAACACATTTGAAAAAGAACCCTTTCCTATTTGTTTAATTACATCATAATTATATAAATCATTATAAATTGAATTACACGACTCACTTAAAATATCATGCTTTTTCTTTTTATTATAACCACTTTCCATTACTATTATTCACTATTTTAATAATTCTAAAAAAACATATTTTATTGTTTTTTAGTAAAATACTCCCTTGCTGCTAAATATCCACACTCTATTAAATCACCCTTATCCTTATCATTTAAATTAAAATTTATTGAATGTATACTTCCAGGATTTATAAATATCGTATTTTCCGAATATTCTAAAGATAACGTTGTATGTGTCTCTTTTTGTAACATATAACAATAAAACACATGATATAAATAATCTCCCATACTCTCTATCTTCTCATCTATAAATTCTTTTAACTCATTATTTAACAAAATTTTTAATCCTAATATATTATCAGTTTTCCCTACATTTTTTATAGGATAACTATTTATCACACCACCATCCACATATATTTCACCCTTATATTTCACAGTACTAAATACTAACGGTATACCAATTGACATCCTTATTGCCCTTATTACCCTTAAATTCGGAGATATATCCTTATTAAAAAATACATCCTTGTATTTATTTAAATTCGTACACCCTATATTTAATTCTACACCTCTTAATTTAAATAATTGCCGAAATGTTATTGTCTTTTTATACCCCTTCCTTTCTACTAACTCCTCCAACCATGTCATTATCCTTTTCCCACTATCCAACCCATAATTCTTAATAAATGTTTTTAAACGAATACTTTGTAATGATTTAATATCCATTTTAAATATCTCCTTTTCCATCTCCTCAGATGTATACCCAATTGCATATAAAAATCCTATTATACATCCAACCGATACAGAATATATCCTTTTTATATCAATTTTTATATCTGTATCACTTAGTTCCTCTAAATAT